ACATGCAGATTAATGATGACGGTACTCGTGAGCTTAAGCTTATTGAGAACTTAGATTCTGATGTCTGGAGTGCAGAATACGGTACTGTCACCGACGGTGTTGTCTGGAACCCTGAAACAGACGAATTCTTAGTCGCCATGAAAGACGCCGAGGGTAATACCTACGACGAAACTGTAATAAACATCGGTGGCGGCTCTATCGAAAACCTCGATAAGAAAGACCAGTATAACTTAGCGTCTATGGTGTATGACGCTATAGCGTTTGTGTCAGGTTCGTCAGATGCTAACGCCCGCCCTGTAACTATATACATCGGCGGCAAGCCAACAGAAATACCGCCCGATGCAACCCCAGAAGAGATTGATGCTATTGGTAGGGATGCCATGAGCAAAATGGGCGCTACAGATATGCTTATTGATTTTGTAAGCAATATATCTAAAGCAGCTAAAAATACTAACAATGCGTTTATTCAAAACACCGCCGCAACAATATTTAAAGCCGGTGGCGGCATATTGCAAGCCTTCAATGGCATGGTTGCTCTCGCAGGTATTGCCCCAAGTAGCACTGATCTAGGTAAGTTTGCCGCTCAGGTAGTTAAACTCGGCGAATCTACTAATACTGAAGAGTACCAATCAGAACTAAAAGAATTCCAAAAGCTACTGAGTAAGCCTTCTGAATTACCAGAAGATGCACCTTGGTATGAGAAAGCGTTTGAACAGTTAGAAAATGTAGCGGGTGCTATTAGCGAATACCCCGGCACTGGGTTAATCGAATTACTTGGTGTTGAAGCGGTACAAGAACTTGCGCCTTTGGCGATTGGTGGTGTTGCAGGGTTAGGCGCTAAAGCTGCGCTTAAAGCCGCAGGCTCAGAATTTGCAGAGCGTACCGCAAAACAAGTAGCAATAAGTGCCGCTGCCACAACCGATCTTGCCGAATCTTTTGGCGGTACCGCCGCGAGTACATACGACCGTGCTTACGCTACAGCTATTAAGTCTGGTATGTCTGAAAAGGATGCAGAAAACTACGCTATTAACTTAGCAGTTAAATCTGGTACTACCGCCGCAGTCCTTACCGCTGCTAGCTTCGGTGTCGGAGGTATGGCACTTGAAAAAGCTATTTTAGGTAAAGATGAGGTAGCAGGTTTTGGTGCTAAAGCTATAGACGAACTTCAAGCTAGAGTTGCAAAAGGTATTGGTGTTACCGGAAAAGAATCGATTACCGAGGGTGTTGAAGAAGGGCTTGTAAACGCTTTCGTTGCTTCTCATCTAAAAGAACTTGACCCATCTATTGATGTAGCCGCAGAAGCTTGGGCAGGCGCAAGCATAGGCGCTTTGGTAGGCGGTAGTATATCTGGAGGCACTATGGCTCTCCACGACACCGGAGACCTACTGTCTAACGTCATTAAGAGTACAAGTGTCGAATATGCCGATCTAGTAGCTAACCCACCTGAAGACCCTAAAGTAGCTGCCGCAGCTCTAAAAGAGTTAGGGATAACTACAACCGCAGATGGTAAATACCAAGACCCTAAAGTAACAGGTAACTTGTTAGAGGGTATCTACCAAGAGCAGTTTACAAATACCCGCGAAGCTTACGAAGAATACGCTAACTATTCATATTATACGCCTACTGATAGCGATATTTTAGCTGCTATGGACAGCAGTGACGCAAACCTTGCGGATTCTGTAGCCAAAAACGTAGACACTAATTACTACGATGCGGATGAAATAAAAATGTTCTTCCGAAATCAGGGCTACACTAACCCAACAGACGAAGAAATTGCGCAGTTCGTAGGACAAGTTAATACCACCGCTGACAAACGCTCTGTAAAAAGCGCTGCTGATTCTTTCGCTGATCCTCGCGCGGTTACTATAACCGAAGCTATGAAAATGTTTGAGGATCAAAAATACGCATTTCCTAGCACAGCACAAATAAATCAGTTTGTAGGTCAAGGTGGCGAAAACTTTGAAGCCGACACCAAAAAAGACTTAATTGCGTATGTAGACCCACGCCAAGTAACTTATGGCGAAGCTAAACGTATGTTTGAGGATACTTATGGCTACACACCTACCGATAAGGAAGTTACGAAGTTTGTAGGTCAAAGCAAGTACGATAACTTAGAAACCAATGTAAACACTCAAATTGGCGAATATGTAGACCCACGTCAGGTTACAAAAGAAGAAGCTAAAGCATTGTTTGAGAACATTTATGGCTACACACCTACTGATGAGGAAGCCGCGCGGTTTGTAGGTCAAGGTGGTGATAAGTTTGCAACTGACACTATCACTCAAATCGGTGCATATGTAGACCCGCGTCAGGTTACAGTAGAAGAAGCTAAAAATATTTTTGAAAGCACTTACGGCTATACACCCACCGATGAAGAAGTTGCACAGTTTGTAGGTCAAGGTGACGAAAACTTTGCGGCTAGTACTGACGCTAACATTGGTGCATATGTAGACCCACGTCAGGTTACTCGTGACGAAGCTAAAGATCAGTTTGAAAATACTTACGGTTACACACCTACTGAAGAAGAAATAGATCAGTTTATAGGTCAAGGCAATGAAACCTTTGAGACTGATACCGGCACTAATATTGGTGCATATGTAGACCCACGTCAGGTTACAGAAGAAGAAGCTACTGCGATGTTTGAAAACTACGCAGGCTTTGACTATGAAGCTACACCAGAAGAAATATCTGGCTTTGTAGGTCAAGGTGGCGAGAACTTTGAAACCTCGTCTAACACCAACATAGACCAGTATATTGACGATAATAGTATTACCGGTGAAGAACTTGTTGCGCACGCTACAGAGCTTGGATACAAACTGCCAGAAGGTGTGGACTTAAGTTCTTGGGCTACACAACAGCCAGAAAGCGACATTGGTACTGTATTCTCAGAAGACCAAGGTGCAATTACCTACAACCTGCTTAGCGAAACTATGGCAGGTTACGAAGCGCAGGGTATCGCACGAGATGAAGCACTCCAGTTAGCTATTGATGATGTTGCTACAGAGCTAGGTGCGACTAAAGACGAACTTCTCGACGCTCTTGGCACTACTGAACAGAACTTAATCGACCAAATTGGTGCGGTTGAAACTTCACTTGGCGAGCAGATTACCGGTGTTGAAGAATCTCTAACTGCCGATATTGCAGACTTAGCTACGCAGTTAGGCACAACAGAAGAAAATCTAACTACTCAGATTACTGACTTAGCTACTCAGCTAGGTACGACAGAAGAAAACTTAATTGCAGAGATTCAGTCTGGCGACCAGAATGTAATTAATCAGCTTCAAGAGGCACTCACTGCTACCGAAACTCAGCTTAGCTCAGAAATCGACGCGGTATCTAACTTAGTAGGTAAACCAGTAAGCGAAGTAACCGATACGGATATTGATTTTGTATCCGATGTTATTGCTAACGCTACTGTACTCAACGAAGCTCAAACCGCTCAGTACGACGTAACAGGTGATGGTGTAGTAGATAACGCCGACCTAGACCTACTTAATTTAGTCAAGTCTGGTAAACCTGCGACTATCGCACCTACTTCGACGTTCGCGCCTACCGGTCTGTACGAGTCTGTATACGATACCAACGTGGCTATGGAGCAAAACCAAGAAGCCACAATGGATGCTCTTACCGAGCTGCAAACCAATATAAACACCAATATCAACCAAGAAGCCCTACGCTCAGGTATTCGCGACCTGCTAGGTATGGCGATGGCGGCTCCTGATGTTGGTGGGCAGACGGTACAGGTGCGCACCCCAGATAAACTAAACTTAGATTATATTTACGATTTCAGTAGTATATTTGCTAATCCGCAGCAGCAATCGTTGTTCCCTAGCCCTTACGGTCCGGGAGGCTATGCTCAAGGTGGACAAGTGACTAGCACTACTGATAAGTTACTGAAAATACTCGGAGACTAACGATGTCATGGTTTGATGATATATTGACTAACCTAGGTAATATGGGTACTTCAGCGATTAATTACGCTTCTAGCCCAAAAGGTTTGCTACGCCTAGGCAGTATGGGTGCCACTTACCTTATGCAAGATAATGATTTGTTGAGTGCTCAAAGCCCGCAGGTAGGCTACCAAGGCAGTATCCCCTCACTATCAGCGGTTCGTGAGCAGGTACCTATTTACGGTCCTAAAGGTATCGGGCAAGGTCAAACAGGTATTCAGCAGTTAATCGGTGATCCTAATCGTCGCCCCGGCTCAGGCGGACGTAGATACTTTAGTGATATGTACTATGCAGGTCCGGGTGAGGAAACAGTTACTAACGATTTGGGAGAAACTACCACTAAAACTCACGAACAATCAGCGCGTGAGATGGCTCAGCAGCAAGCTGCACAGTTTGGTGAGATGAACGCCCGTAACTATTTCCGAGAAGACAAACCTAAACCTGCCCCAAAAAGAGAGGCGGGCGTTAGCACCATGACAGACCCTAAAATAGTTAAAGCCGCAGACGGTGGTCTAATGGGGTTAAAAGCAGGTCGCTATTTAAATGGCAGTACCGATGGCATGGCAGATGAAGTCCCTGCTAGAATCGACGGGAAGGAAGAAGCTCGACTAAGTGATGGTGAGTATGTAGTTCCTGCTGACGTAATAAGTCATTTAGGTAATGGCAATTCCGAAGCCGGTGCTAAAGTAATGGATGCCTTCTTAGCGAAAATCCGTAAAGAACGTACTGGCAACGAAAAACAGGGTAAGCAGATTGACCCTAACAAAATGCTCCCCGCGTGAGGTAAGAAATGGTTGATACTACAGACCCAAATGCTGTTGCTGATGACCCTAATGTAGGGCAGAAAACAGGATACGAATCTTCCCTATCTAATTGGGCAGGTCCCTATGTAACTACCATGCTCGGTAAGGGCGCAGCTCTTGCCGACCAACCTTATACGGCGTATACAGGTCCGCTAACCGCAGGAGCTTCTGGTACCCAACAGCAAGCATTTACGGGAATCCAAAGCCTAAATATTCCTACGCAGCAGATGGGTGCGTTCACACCGCAGTCGTTCACTGACCAAGGTGTAGCACAACAGTACATGAACCCCTATATCCAACAGGCGTTGCAGCCTCAGTTGGATGAATTGCGTCGCCAAGCAGAAATCAGCCGTGTTAAACAAGCAGGGCAGCTATCTAAAGCCGGTGCATACGGTGGTTCTCGCCAAGCTTTATCCGATGCCGAATTGACTCGCGGTATGCTAGCAAACATGGCGGGCGTTACCGGTAAAGGGTACTCAGACGCATTTAATGCAGCAATGCAGCAGTTCAATACTGAGCAGACTATGGGTAAAACAGCCCAAGACGCTATCAATGCGTATGGCTTGCAAGCGTTGCAAAAACAAGCAGACTTCGGTGCTGCTGAGCGTGCCATCGAACAAGAAGGCATTACTGCTGACAAGTTACAGTTTGAAGAAGAACGTGACTTCCCATATAAGCAGGTTCAGTACATGCAGTCGCTGCTCCAAGGTTTACCTATTGAGGCTCAGTCCTATTCGTACACGCAGCCTAGCGCGTTGTCGGAGTTCTTATCCAGTTCGGGTGGGTTAAGTGACTTGTTGAGTAATATTTTCTTACCAACAAATACAACAGGCGGCTCAAGTACAACAGGTGGCTCAAGTACAGCGCCAACTAATGCTAATTGGGTAAATCCTGACGCTACCGACACTAGCTACGACGACGTTGCACCTTAAGAAGAGATAGATATGGCATACACATCTTTAGATGAATTAGTTAACCAGAAAGCTAACGCATATCGTCAGAACCCTGAAAAGTTAGGGCAGCGTGCGAAGCAGAATGAAGAACTGCTTGACATGTTAGCAGGTGCAAAGGTTCTAAAAGAGAAAGAAGCTGCTAAGCGTCAGTTGGCTATGGAAGCCAACCCTAATCCAAATACTCTGAAGGACCAGATAGAACAGCAGCTAATGCAGCGCAGTAAAGATGAAATGGTGCAGCAAGTATCGGGTACGTTGCAGCAAAAGAACAAGCAACAGCAAAAGAATATGCAGAACGTCGCTAAACAGGGCGCAGCTAGACCTCAAGACGTTGCCGCTATTGGTAAAGGTTTAGGTAATTTAGCCGGTAGAATCAGCCCTAAAATAGCTAATATGGCAGCCGGTGGCATTGTGTCGTTCCAAGAAGGGCGTAGTGTAACCGCAGCAATGATTGCGGAGTACCGTCGTAAATATCCTAACGCTGTAAAAGGCATGACTGACGAGCAAGTAGCGCAGTTAATTAGACCATCCGGTCCTGTGCGTGGCGATTCTGAGGAAGGGCAACGTCGTTTAGACGAGATGTCAACAGAGCTACAACAGAAAGCCGACGCTGAAGCGGGCGACCCAATGCCGGGTCCTAAAGAACGCCCTAGCATGATCGGTCCTTACGAAGCTGAAGAAGGTGCGTATCCGTTCCCTTCAAATCAGGGCATCCGTATCGGCGCTAAAGACTTTGATAAAGACATTATTAAAGGCGCACAGCGCACTAAAGATTTTATGTCAGGTCTACTACCTGATCTCAGCGGAGGACCTGCGGGGTTCTTCCGTGATAAGAAAGCAGCACAAGAAGAGCAACAACGTATAGCAGATATTAGCCCTCAAGCTAGTCCAGAAGCTACAGCTATGGCTGATGCTGAGCGTAAACAAATGACAGGCACTGCACCTGCTATGCAACCACCTGCGGAACAAGCGGGTCTCGGTGCATTATCTCAAGCAGCCGCCAAGCCCGCGCAAGGTCCTGAGCAAGATAAGCAGGGTATTATGTCAGGGTTTAGTATGAAACCTGTAGCAGCTAGGAAGCCAGACTATTCGAAGGCAGATGCGCTAGGCAATCAAGTGCTTGATAAGTACGGTCTGAATGCAGATAAGCTGAAAGACAAAGACGCAGAGTTTGAACGTATGTTCAAGCGAACTGAAGATATATACAACCGCCAAGGCGTAGCTGATCGTTATAAGGCGTTTGAAGATGAGCGTAAAGCACTCGCTGACGAGATGTATGACCCTAACAAAATGCGCGAAGAACGAATCTCTGCATTCCTACGAGGTACAGCAGGTCGAGGTTCTACTGCATTAGCCGGTGGTTCCGGTGCAATGGCGGCTGAAAGACAACGCCAAGAAGCGGGTAGAATTAAAGCTCTTGAAGATCGTTTAGGTATATATGACAAGAGCCTAGCTAAAGACTTTGATATTGCAAGTAAAGGCGTAGATTTAGGTAAAGACTTCGCTACTCTAGCTTCAAACGAGCGTAGAACCGCTGCTGAAATATTTGGTAAGTTAGGTTCTGATGAACGCACTAGACTGCTAAAAGAAGCGGATATGGAGCTAGAAGCAGGTAAATCTAACCTAGCTGCTGCGGTAAACATGGCGAAAGTAGAATCAGAAAACGCGCTGCGTCTAGCTATTCAAAATGCAGATGATCGCCAAGCATCTCTCACCGCGTTGGCAAAAGTCAATGACCAGAAGAGTAAGATTCTAGAGGCTGCGTTTGCAGGGCAAGCCGGTATGCAGTATGAGTCCATGTTGGCACAAGCTGCTAAAGAAACTGACCCAGAAGAGCGTGAAAAGCTTTTAGCTGCTGCTAGCAAACAACGCGAAATGATAGAAGCAAAAGCTCTAACAATGATGAATGCCGCAGACTTAATGCGCATAGGCGAACAACTTGAGCGTAAAGCGGGCATATCTACAGGCACACAGCGAGTTGACCTATCAGGTAGTCAAATTCAGCAACAAGCAGACGCCCTACTACAACAACCAAAATATCAGTAAGGAGTAGCGCATGGCTACGTTAGATCAGTTAGCTAAGGCTCTTGTAGAAGCTGATAAAGCGGGCAATGTAGAAGATGCTAAGGTATTTGCGGCAGCTTATAGAGAACTTCGTGATAGCACTCAAACACTGACTCCAGAAGAACTTGCAGATAGAGCAGGGCAAGCTTACGCAGATACTATCGACCCTAGCTTTTTTGAGAACGTAGCTAGTGGCTTTGGTTCGGGTGTAGTTGGCACTTACGAAACAATGGGGTATGGCGCTATATCCCCAATGGAAGAAAAGGAAGAGCTTGAAGCCCGTGCCAAAATCAAATCTGTAGCGGACTCGCTACGTCCAGAAGGCGGCGACCAAGACTCTCTAACGTACAAAATTTCTTCTGGTTTAGGTTCTCTTGCGTCGTTTTTACCTGCCGCATTAACAGGTCCCGCCGCGCTACCAGTAGCCGCAGGTTTAGGTATTGCAGCCGGTGCCGGTGAAGCTAGCGAACGTGCTCGCGCTGCCGGAGCTACCGAAGAAGAACGTGCTTCAGCTACCCTGCGCGGTGCCGGTATCGGTGCTACTGAGGTACTCCCATTCTCTAGAATACTGAAGCGTATTGGGTCAACTCGTGTTAACAAACTAGTAGATAAAGCAGAACCAAAAGTTGCTGAACGCCTGAGTGATATAGCAGGTAATGCACTTAAAACAGGTTCATATGAAGGCGCTCAAGAAGCTGCCGCTGCATTCCTACAGAATCTAAACGAGCGTGGGTACAACCCCACAAAAGAACTACTCGATGCCGGTATCATTGACGAGGCAATCGCAGGTGGTGGCGCAGGTGCAATCCTACAGGCTACCGTTGATTTCTTAACGCGTGGAAAAGTAGCTAAAGTTACCCCTACCGCACCAACAGAAGAAGCTGCGGAAGCTGTAGATATTCCAGAAACTCCAGAGGTTAGCGTAGTCGATGCGGCTGCTATAGATGCCGAAACTGGAGATGTAGTTGAATCTCCAATCGCACAGCTAGCTAGAGAGCAAGAAGAAGCTAAGAAACAGCAATGGTTCCCTGATATGGAGCCAGAGCAGCGCATAGAGCGTATTAACGAAGAGCTAGTTAATCTAGAAACTTCACCAGATTATGCCGATTTCAGTGACAAAGAGAAGAAAGAAGTAGCGACAAGCTTGAATAAAGCGGCTAAAGAATCTCGTGCTGAGATAAAACGACGTAAAGAAGTAGCTAAAGAAGACAAACCTAAAGCTGAAGAATCTGCGTTTTCTACCGCAGAGTATGACTTGTTTGGTCCCGTGCCAACTGAGATGCGTACGCGTGAAGAATCTACCATGCCCCGCACCCGTGCCGAAATCGAAGCGGGTGTAGAAGCAGCTCCATACTCGCCTGTACGAGAGGCTACCCCTGAAGCACCTAGAGTTACTGAGCTACGCACCCCTGCTACCGTTGCAGAACAAGCGCGTGCTGAGCGGTTACGTCAAGAGCAAGAAGGCGTGCAGACTCCACAAATGGAGCTAGGGCTAGAAGATACGCAACCTACTACCTATACCGATAGGGACTTCACACTAGCTACGGGGCTTAAGTTTACCCCTACGGGCAAACCCAAAGGTGTTAAGTCAGACAAGTTTAGTAAGGTGCGTGAGCAGCTATTTGCACTAGACCTGACAGACCCAGAGCAGCGCAACGTAGCAGAAGATATAGTGTCAGAGCTACAAGCTCGCCCTGCTAAATGGTCAGAAGGTGTAGCTGAAGACTTACAACGTAGGTTAGATGACAACCTAGATACTGACGAAGTGGCTGCGGCTAAAGAAGAATACTCGCGTGTTCGTGCGATTAACGATCAGGAATTGACTGATCTGTTTGAAAACGAGATGCAGTATAAGTTTGGTCCTAAATCTTGGTCTGCAATCAAAGGTGGTGTGACTCGTAAAGATAAGACACAGGCACAGGCTCTAGCTGCCGAAGCTCGTGGGGAAGTAACCCCAGAGCAGCCTGATATGTTTGCACAACAACGCCGCGTAGACGACACATTCAAGCCTTTAATACAAGAAGACGGTACCGTAGCACCGGTAACGCCAGAAGAAATAAATACTGCGTTGTCTGCCGATATTAGAAAGCTCAAGACTAAGCAGTACAACGCTCGCCGCCGTGAAAAACGCAACGAAGCTAAAGAGCGTGCTGCACAAGAAGCGGCTGCACGCGTAGAGAGAAACAAGAAGCGTAGAGAAACCTACGCTGCAAAGAAAGCTGAAAGACAGAAGGCGTTAGAAGAAGCACAGCGCAAACGTGAAGAACGTAACCGAAAAGCGCGTGAACGTAGGGCTGAAGCCAAGCGCCAGAAAGAAGAGAAGAACAAAAAAGCTGAAAAGCGTAGAGCTAAAAAGGCGGCTAAGAAAAAAGTAGCTAAGAAAAAAGTAGCTAAGAAAGTAGCTAAAAAAGTAGCTAAAAAAGTAGCTAAAAAAGTAGCTAAGAAAAAAGTAGCTGTTGTACCTGATCTACAGAAACGTATTGCCGCGATAAAAGCTGCCAATAAAAAGATAGCGGATGAACGCAAGGCTAAGCAAGAAGCTGAGGCTAAGAAAAAGCAAGCTAAAGAAAATAACGTGTGGTTCCAGAAGCTACGTCAAGCCACTCGTGACATGTCAGAGAGTATAACTAATACGTTCCCTAACTCTGTGAAAGAGAGCGTGCTAGCCGATACAGACCCACTAGTAGTCTTTAACATGTTGGCAGACGGCGTAACGACCCGTAGCCCTAAAGATGTTAAGTCAGCACATAACTATTTCTCTAAATTTGCACGTCCTGTTGATGCACTTTGGATGGCTATCCATGACGTTGCCTACCAGACAGAGCAATTCAAAGGTGTAAAAGGCAAAACTACTGAGGTAGAGAGCGAGTTCTTCCAAGGTATTAACGGCACAAAACGTAAAATATCTGGCACTAAGCCCGTGCAATATGACCTATCCCCTGCTGAGCAGATGCTCGAATGGGCGAAAGCAAACATGAGTGAGCAGGCTAATAAATGGATTGACTCACAAATAAAAGCCGAAACCCGTAAGCGTGTGACGTTAGATAGTAAAGATTATGTAGACAATATTCGTAAGGGCGACGCTAGACTAGCGCAGAGAAATGCGGAGATACAAGCCCAAGTAGAGCGAGAGCTTAATGAGGCTGAACAAGAAGACGCTAAGGACCTGCGTAAAACGCTAGATAACATCAGCGAGATGTTTGAGGATGCTGAAGACTTACTGCCACGCTCAGCGGCTTCTAAGTTAGCAGATGATTTACACCCTGCCGTACATGCAGCTTTAAAAGATAACAACTTAAAGCAAGCTCTATTACGTTTAAGTGGCCTATCGTCAGATAAAGATATTGCCACCGCTGCGGAAAAACTATCAGATTTTGTTGGTAGCACAACAGTAGAGCTAGTACCTGATCTTAAATCGGCTACGGGTAAACCTGCGGCAGGTCTGTTTGACCCTAGTACCAATACCATCAAGATTGATACTAAAAACGGTATAAATAGCCATGTACTGCTTCACGAGATGGGGCATGTAGTCACTGCGGATACCCTATCTAAACCTAATCACCCACTAACTAAACAACTAACCAAGCTGTTTGATGATGTTAAAGGTGAACTTAGTACTGCGTACGGCACAGCAAACGTAAAAGAGTTTGCGGCTGAAGCACAAAGTAACCCTGAGTTTAGAAACGAACTTGCTAGGATACACCCTAAAGGCGACCCCATCAGTGCATGGGCACGCTTTGCAAATACTGTTGGTAACTTCTTCCGTAGCATGTTCAACATGCCTACAAAACCACTTAAGAGTGCGTTGACCGATACTGACAATCTAGTAGATGCAATGCTCGCACCTGCCCCTAAGTTCACTAACGACATTGAGTTGTTAATGCTCAGTACCCCTACCGGTGTGCAGAGTGTGATGGATGGCGTCGGTAAATTTAAGCGTGGTCTAGGTAAAATTAACCCAGTGCAGCGTAAGAAACTCGGCTATCAGGCTATGGAATACATGGCGGTAGCGGGTAAAAAGGGTCGCAGAGCTTTGTTAAGTATAGTCGGTATGCCATTTATGACCGATATAGCACGAGCAGCAGGGTTCCAGAATCTAGGTGATTCTCTATATGAAGCGATACAAAATCAGACCGGCGACATGCAAAAGTCTGATCGTGCTGTGCGTGAGGTAGTAGAGGCAGTAGACAAATGGAATAAACGCGTAGGCGAAGAACGTGTTAATGCGTTAAACGATGTTATCTACAGTCGTGAGTATGGTGCGACCATATACCAAGTAGACCCTACGCTATCTAAAACCGAAGCTAAAGATCGTTATCAAGGTCAGCAAGACATGAACGGTAGAGATTTGTTCTCGGTTTGGGAAGCTAACCAAAAAGTGTGGCAGAAGATGCTACCAGAAGACCGCGCAATCTTTAACAAGATGCGGGCTTTATACGACAAGCAGTACAAAGCTTTGCGTGATGTCTTAGATGGACGCATTGATGAAGCTGTAGCAGACCCAGAAGCAGCTAAACGCCTAAAGCGTGAGATATATAATCGTATGTTTAAGGCAGGTAAACTAGAGGTTTACTTCCCGCTGACTCGTGAGGGTACATACAAGTTAGAGTATAGCGTAGACCCTGAAACTGTAGAAAAAGGTGATGACGTCCGTTTGGTACGCACCTTCACCACAGATGCGGAGCGTCAAGCGGTTATCGAAGACTTGGAAAGTAACCCAGATGTAATTAAGTCTAGTATCCGCATCCAAGATATTGACTACAATATAGACGATTATAAAGCCTTACCCCCTACGTCATTCGCTGCCGAAGTATTCAAGGTGCTAGATGTAAACAAGGTAGACCCCGTTGTATCTGAGCAGATTATGCGGATGTTCATCGAAACACTACCTGAGAATTCTATTGCTCGTGCCCTGCAAAAACGTAAAGGCACACCCGGCTACATAGATGATGCTGTATACGCTATGAGAACTAAGGCGTTTGATTTAGGACGTCAAACAGCGCGTCTTAAGAACTCAGCAGTAATAGGCTCTATCGGAACTAAAATCCAAGAGCGTGCGGAGATGTTGGTAGCCGAGGCTCCTGCTGATAAGAAAAAACAGCGTGATGTGTTGGAAGTGCGTGATAGTTTATTACGCCGCGCTAAGTTTGCACGCCAAGGCGCAGAACACAAAAAGATGGAAGGCTACTACCGCCGTGCTAACCAAGGCGCGTTCCTATATACCATCGGATTCAACACCGCATCAGCACTGGTTAACTTGTCACAGATACCATTGTTTGTAGCTCCAATGTTTATGGCTAAGTACGGTATGCCGAAGACTACAAAAGCTTTAACTGAAGCTACTAAACTAGTGTTCGGTTCGGATGTTGGCGCGGATTCAAACAGCCGCATGAGCAAGATTCTGAATAAGACTAAGTTGGCTCATGGTATAGATGCTTACTACACCGTCACTGAGAAAGGTGACTACGAAGTACGCAAAGACTTAAACCTAAGTAACGAGGTAGTAAAAGAGCTAGAATCTATTGCACCGATTGTAAAAGAGGGCTACCAACGCGGTCAGCTCCACCGTTCTTACTTGCGTGACGTACTTGGTATAACTGAGTACAACAGCTTAGGACGTAATAACTTAGTCGGCGACGCGCTAGATATGGTGACTGCTGCATCAGCCTATGTATTCAGCCAAGCGGAACACTTTAACCGTCAGGTAACACTCATAGCTTCTTATAAGTTAAACCTTGAGAAGTTTAACGGTGACGTAGAGAAAGCTACTAAAACTGCTATATACGAAACTGAAACTACCAACGGTGGCTCTACGTTAGAAACTGCACCGCCACTAGCTAGCCAAGGCATTGGTCGTGTGGCTCTTATGTACAAAACCTACGGACTTACCATGTATGCCCGTATGATTAAGTCAGGCTTTGACTACATAGATGGTGTTAAAACAGACGACAAAGCTAAAAAATCACAGGCTAAGAAAGAACTTGCAGGTGTAATTGGTAGCTCTGCATTCTTTGCGGGTGCTTACGGCGTACCACTTTACGGTGCGGTACAGATGATTGGTGACATGTTCTTGGATGATGACGAGGACGATTTCAACACCATGACGCGTAAAGCTATCGGTGAGTTCTGGTTCAAAGGTCCACTGCAATATATGACTGGCGTAGAAGTATCTAGTCGTATGGGCTTATCGCACCTACTAATCCAAGAGAATCGATACAACCATGACCCTTCAGTAGAAGAGAGTATCGGTCACTATATTGGTGGTCCTGCGTTATCAGTAGCTAAGAGAATCGGTAGAGGTCTGACTGATATTTCAGAAGGTCATATAGAGCGTGGTATAGAATCGATGCTACCTGCCGGTGTAGCTAACGCATACAAATCTACCTTTGGTAGATACGCACGAGAAGGTGGTATCTACTCACGTCGTGGCGACCCTATCTATGATGACATGTCAGTTGGTGAGCTAGCCGCGCAAGCATTAGGTTTTGCACCTGCTGAATACACATTCCGTCAAGATCAAAACCTACGCAACAAGAATGTAGATCGTTCGGTAGCGGAGCAGAGGCGTAAACTAACTAAGCGTTTGTACGTTGCTATGAGAACAGGTGACTTTGAAACTGTTACTGACACTTACCATGAAATTGATAAGTTCAACAGTAAGCACCCTACCGCTGCGATTAAGCCCGATACGATTAAGAAATCGATCAATAAGCATTTGGATACAAGCGCCAAGATGTACAACGGCGTAACTATCAGCCCGTTGATGAAATATGCGATAGAGCAGAGCAACTCAGAATACAAGAGAACATTAGACTGGTTCTAATAGAAAACCCCCAACCTTGCGGAAGGGGGTTTAGGAGAACGACAGAGAAACAAGATGAGGGTTAGCTACTCCGTCTGAACTTAATTTTATCATAAGGTTCGCCAAATGCGAACACCCAACTTCCCGCTTTCAACCCTGATTCTACTGTCCATAGACCACCCAAACTCCTTAAATAACTTCTTAGTCTGAGCTATTGCTTCCGTAGTATTTACGCAGGGCACAAAGATAGAAGCCCCTACTGGCATATTGCTCCAATCGACTGAGATACGCACCCCATCAGGGTGCAGATCATCAAGCTTGTAAATTGGTGTTTGAGGTATCATCCGCGATAAAGTCCATAATAATAGCATCAGCAGAAGGTAAGTTAAGGTGCGTACCTTTTGTTAACCTAACCTTTGCTTTAGAGCCATTACAGGTAGCAAATATCTGGTCTACTAAGTGTGTGTAGTTAACCTGTCTTTTGACGCACCACTGCTTTAGCGGTCTAGGTTTAACAAAAAACTTCTTAGTGTCTGTTTCATATCTAGCTACCAACTGACCTCGCGCAATCTGCTCAGGTATTACTAACTGCTCAAGAGCTTCCGATGGGGCACGAAAATCGGCAGTGCTCTTTATCTGTAGGATGTTGCTGATATGCTCCGAGAAAAACTCGTTCATTAAGCTGTAAGCTGTAGAGCTTACGTCAGCTACACGACGTTGGTTGTATGCAATTAAGTCGTTCACTACCCAGTTAAATAGGGCAGCCATATCAAAGCCTACTAGCCCTATCTTCTTAGCGATTAGCAAACTTGTGATTACCGCTGTTGCCTGTGCTGTCCAGAAACGATTAGCAGAAGTTAGCTTAGCCTTTTTAATAATTCGTGCTTCTACCTTCTCATATAGTTCTCTGACTTCATCAAGATGGTCAATTACATACTGTATGAAAACAGGACCGGCGGTGCCGTAATTATTATGTACGTTCTTAGTGAATACCGTAGCTCGGCGACTATCTTCCGCAGTGCTTACTGCTTCTGGAAATTGGTACTCAAGTACACGCTGTATCTCAGCATCAGGCATAGCTTTGTCTGCCGATACTGTCTGCACTATACTCGCGTTCGCTGAGGTAACTGCTATAAGGCTCCAAGGCAAACCACGATGACGCTCTGAGTTAGTACTCGCATACATACGCGACTTCTGCCGCCCACTGGTAAACCGATAAACTAAGTCTGATAACATCTTAGGACCATTAGACTTATTCATCATGTTGGTTATTTCGTCAATGTACATAGGTAGGCTGTGATAAACCTCAGTACGATTGAATGTGGAGTTTTCTGTATCCTTCTCGTGCATAGTAAGCATCTCAGGATTACCCCAAATACCCAACGCTGCCCATGCAGTAGTAGTTTTACCGCCGCCGGTGCTGCCTTCCAAATGCAGAAGTGAACATGCTACGGGTGACATCTCCATAAGCACACTGCCGAAACCAATGCCTAACAAGTATTGGTATGGCTCCTTACCTTTTTCATTCAAGAACTCTATGTTCTCTTTCCACGCATCTAGCGTACCCATAGGCTCAAACGCACCGAACAGACTAGCTGTGTGCCCAGACGGGGGATTAAACTCTGGACCACGCCTAGTGTATGTCTTGCCACCCAATACGAACTTATCCATTAATGATGAAGTCCATCCAAACTGGCGGTGCGCTTCTTCTGCCACGCCGTTAGCCTGTAACTCATTAACCCAATGTGTTGTATAACTCATTAGCTCATCCATCTTCATAACTGCAACGCCCTTCATAGATAAGGCTTTGCGGAACTCTTCACGCGAAGTCACGGTACTCATAGGTAACGTAAACTCTGTTACACCATCTTGCGGTAAGTGCAGCCGCATAACTATCGACTCCCCTAGCTCGGGGTCACGCACGCGCTTAATAACGTATAGGTCATTATGGTAGATACATCGCTCGTCAGTATCCCCGTCAGCATTAGTGCTTCGTACATATACACCACCGTTTGCACCCCTAAAGTACGGGTGCGGGAACTTAGGTATCTGATACTGCGTAGGTTGAGGGTTTAGCTCGTCGGATTCATCTTCTATGTAGTTACCTTCTTGGTCTACCTCAGACTCCATGTACTTCGCACCGAGTGATATAGGTGATTTGACCTTGCCCCAATTAGGGCACTCAGGGCACACATTGGGGTTGAACTCATCGAACTTAACGCAAGTGTATGGACCTTTAATCAAATCCATCTTCTTACGCGTTTCTTGTGGTGAGTAGTCAGGATGCTTGCTTGAGATTAAATGTATAGCCTTGTCATAATCGGAACAGAACTTAGCTATAGATAGCCCTGCTCTCCACAATGGCTCGTCAATCTCTTCCTGCTTACTAGCTATATACTTTATTTGTGGACAACCAACACCCTTTGCAGTCTTAACTAGTATGTCTTTGAACAGGTGTTCACGATTCCCTAGTAAAGCATCCATAGTCGCACTGTGTTGATGCGCTATATATTTGTTGGGAACTGGTATCAACTCACCACCCAATAACCTTGAGAACTCATCAAAGTCTACTGGCTTGGCGCTGTTACTCACCGCGTAAAAGTCAACTGGTGATGGCGGGTTGGTCTTGTAGTTATGTGTTTCAGGCACGCGCAACACTCTGGCTGCGTCCGAAGTCACAGCAGGGTCAGCGTAAAAGTTATCTTCAGCACATAACTTCTTAAGGCGCTCAGCTACAGGTAGCCAATCATCTAGGCATACTGCTTCTGTTAGCGTCCAATAAACATGCACACCTCTACCCGAGTTTATAGTTATCGGATTCGGTAATGAATGCTTAGTACAAAAGGCGCGTAACGCCTTTATAGCTTCTTCTTGGGTTGCGAAGTCCTTGCTAGGACCACAGTCTAAATCCAAAAAGAACGAATGTAAGTGTTTAACATTATCTACTTTACGCGAACCGGCTTCTTCAAACGTAGCCAGTGCAAAGTAAACATCATATCCTTCGGCGTCTAATTCTTGAGCGGCTGCTGCAACTTGTTCTAGTGAGTTATAAAACTTCTGAACTTTGCGTGCGTCTTTTGATCTTGCTGCAAATACACAGTAGACCCCCTCATCACTCAACGCTTCCTTTAAAAAAGTTATTGTTTTCATCTGCCACCTAAAAGCCAAAACCACCGAGGCAAGACTCCCTGCCTCGGTGTGAGGTACTAGAACTTAATCGTCCCAGTTATCAATGATCGCGCTTAGATCACTGTCCTCTTCTGGCTTAGGTGCTGTTTTCTTAACAACCTTCTTAGGCTCGTCAACAGGCTCGTCTTCGACGGGTGCCGCCACTGCCTTAACTGGTTCCTCTTTCTTTTCAACGAAAGGGATTTCTTGCACGCCGTCGGTCTGTGCAACTGTTAGACCTAGAGCTTGCTTTGTTTCGGGGCGGTCTTTCAAGGCTACCACAGCTTGAAGCTCATTTTCATTAAGCGCACGCAAACCCTTAAAGAAAACTTTAGGCACACTAGAATCACTATCGAAATACATGTTAGTCATTACAGCGATAGCAGGTGCGTTGTTAGCAGATAACCAACGGGCGTAAGCCTGTAAACGCATGTTGCCATTCTCGGGGTCGCCGAAGATAGAAGTACCTGATAGGTTTAATTGGTAGACTTTGGTTAAGTCTGTTTCTACTGCTACAGCTAAACGCTGACCAATGCGGCACGCTTTGGTATCACCCTGCCCTGAACCTTTTACGTTTTTGGGGCAATCCATGCAACGTGATGCCTGACGGTCTTCTTTTGGCACATTTTGTGATGGTGTGTTTGTGTCGTCTGACCAACACTTAGGGGGCGCAGCGTTCTTAGGGTCATAAGTACCCTCGTAGTAGGTGCGGTGTAACTTGGCAGAATCAACAATGACAATGTTTATATTGTCTTCTTTGCTGACGTTGATCTGCTCGCCGTTCACATACTCGCGGAACTTATTACCATTCAGGCTGATTCGACGACGCTCAGTCTTAGGCTTCGTGCCACCTGTTAGGTTCTCATTAGAATCTTGCAATGACTTGAATAGGTCACTGTTAGCTAGCGCATTGTTGTTTTCAAACAAGGTTGGAGTACTCATGTTAATTCCTTAATAATCTTCATCTAAATCTAGGATAGTTTCAGTAGCGTCATATCCGTTGATATTTGGTGCTACTTCTTCCGTATCCATTGTGGTTTCTTCTACTTCTTCCGAATCGCTTGCTAGAGCTGCTACTACTGCACCAATAGCGAATCGGTAGGTGTTACCTACTTTTATGTAGGTGTTTCTTGGAATATGCCCGTTGCGAATCCAAGCCCGTATGGTCGGTACAGAAATGGATAGGTGTTTGGCTAAATTCTCAATAGGTACAAATGACTCACTCATTTACTCTTCCTTACTGAAAGTACATACTCAGACTTAGCATTTAGCCCTGTAGGTACTAGGTCGGGGTTTTCTTCCAAGAACTGTTTTACCGCTGACTGACACAGGCGTTTCTCGTAGAACTCAGGTACTTCGTGCTCAGCAATAAACTTGTTTAACGAATCCCAGTCGCTAGTCCAGTAAACCCTACGAACAGATCGGTAAAATAGCCCTTTGGAAGTCTTTACAGAATCCACACCATGCTCTTCGCAGTAGTCCAACAAGGCTTGCTTAACCTTATCTTGCTGCTCTAATAGTGCGGAATCCTCTTTTTTGAAGGCAGCAGATAGCTGCTCCCGTTTCGTGCGTATCTTTAGGTATACACGAGTTAGCTTTTCAGCTAATGATTCACCCTCATTCATTGCGTTCTCCTATGACAAAGTATCGGGATGTTTAATTTAGTACTTAAAAGTACTTTAGTCAAGTATTTCTTTATAAAGGTCTATAATTTTTGAGTGTACGTCTATTCTTTTATCTAATAGTGAGTAAACACGCGTTTCTACGGGCGAACCTTGTAGCTGTACGACAGTACACTTCTGGTCTTGCCCGTTACGATGCACTCGCGCATTAGCCTGTGCGTACGTTTCTAAGCTGCTTGTCGGTCCCCACCATACGACGGTATTCGCTGCTGTTAACGTGACACCATGCGCCGCAGATTGCGGCTGAATAACTAGTACGCGTGGGTTAGCCTGTTCTTGGAAGCGTTTGAATATCTCCGTGCGTTTCGGTGCGGATACATCACCTCTTATTATCTCAGTGGGTATACCATCACCTTCTAGTTTTTCCTTTAAGATGTCGATAACGTGTTTAAATGGCACGAAAACGAGTACCTTTTTACTGCTCTCGTCAATGACTTCCCGCAGTACGTTGTACCGGTGCTTAATATCAAACTCTAGGGTGTCGCCGTCGTCTGCATAAACAGCCCCGCAGGATATTTGCAGAAGCTTGTTCATTATGATCGCAGCGTTTGCAGCGGTGATCTCCTCTCCCGCAGCCTGAATGACCATCTTGTCCTTGAGCATCTTGTAGTACTTTTGCTGCTGTCGAGTCAGCGCAACCTCACGCTTAACGTAGGTCATTTCTGGCAGGTCTAGACACTCTTCTTTGGTGTAGCGTATGGCAGGTTGCAAAATCCTATGCACTGTGTCGGTCGCATCCGGCTTCGGCATCCATTTAAACTGCGTCAGCTTGTACATCACCTGATCTCTAAATGACCCAAAATACCTAGGTACAGAGTTAGGGTTCACTAACTTAGCGATTCCGTAGGCATCCAACGGTGACTGTGCTGCCGGTGTGCCGGTCATCATCCACAACCATGTGTCAGGCGTAACTAATTTAGATAGGGTTTTCCAACGCTTAGTCTGTGCGTTCTTATAGTGTGTAGCCTCATCGACAATTATCAGGTCAAATCCACCTGCGGCGATTTCATCAGCAACAATCTCAACCCCGTCATAATTTATCACCACAAAGTCTGCACCCTGCTTGATTATCTGACGGCGTTTAGGTGCTGCACCATACGCAACATCTACGGTTCGGTGCATCGCGAAGTTAAATAGGTCGTTGCGCCATGCGCTGTCCATAATCGACAACGGGCAGATAACCAAAACGCGGTTGATCTTACCCTGCTTCATCAGGAAATCTGCCGCCCAGATTGCGGATGCGGTTTTGCCTGTGCCCTGCTCGTTAAAGCAGAATGCACGCTTGTTCATTGTCAGGAATGCAGCGGTATTTTTCTGGTGTTGGTATGGGGGATACTTACCTGTCCACTCGTATTTGCCTTCGATAGGCGACGGCACTTTGATATTTAAGTTCTTAAGGACGTGGGCTTCATCTATGCCCCAGTTAACTAATACTTGGTTATCTTGTAGTTCTTTGCTTTTTGGTATTACGGTTGTAACTTTTTGAGGGTGACGAAGCCGCAACAACAATGCCTTGCTGTCAAAAATTTTCAATGTCGTTCTCCAAAAGTTAGGACGTCCTAACTTTTATTTTTTCTTTGGTGGTTTGCTCATCGCGCCACCTGCGGCACGATTCTTCTTGCGTGATTGGATGGTGTAGCCGTTCTTATTGCTACCGCCTTTACTTAGCGGCTTTTTGTGTGCAATGTCTTTGCCCTCACGCTTATCGGCTTTACCATTCTTGTTAGCATCTTTACCTGTCTTATCAACAGCACGTCTAGCGCGTTGACGTTCCATGCGGTCTGCGTGTTCACCGCGTTCCTTCTGCTGCGCGTACTCTTTCTTGTACGGGCGAGGTTTAGTTTTGTACGGCATCAGTTTCTCCCATTGTGCACGCACTCTGTAACAATACAGTGCTTCTTGCAGAGTCCACTAGGGCGAGGATTCCATACCCCCGTTTCCATAGCTTTCTCCATACTAGAGTAATCAGTTAACCACTTTTTCCACAATCTAGTAGAGTCGGGTTCACCATACTCAGCCCTGATAAGTGACTTAGGCACGACAAACATAAGCCCCGCCTTAACTCTTTTAACATCAGGGAAGTGCTTGAATACAGCCAATGCCATAAGTTCAAGCTGTCCAACATCAGCGTGCTTGTCTGACCTACCTGTTTTGTAGTCAACAACCCACGCTAAATCACCATCCAAAATAATTAAATCCGCAATACCCCTATACCAAACATCGTCGGCAAAGAAATCACATGCTTCCAAGTTAGCGGTTAAGCCCATCTTGTACTCACATAACTTCTCACCCTGCTTGGCTATAAGGGCATCTAGCGAATCCTTAACAAAGCCAAACTGCGGGGGTAATGGCTTGTCATCGCGAACATACTCTTCACAGGCTAAGTGAAACTCAGTGCCGTAGCGCATAGCTTCCGTTTCAGGTTCGGAATAATCCTTAGCCACCTTGAGGTGGTAGAATTTCTTAGGGCATTGTTCAAATGCTTTTATCTTGCTATACGACCAAGGCGCTATACTCACTAACCTGCATCTCCGTAGTTCTTACCACTTCCTGATTCGCTGTTAACAGGTAATCCCGCTGCCCAATCAGGTGTCCAACGCATACAATCTTCAATATACGCCCGTGCTGATTCGACCTCTGAATCAGGTACACAGCACACGATAGAGTCATGCACAGTTAGCACAACTTTATATTTGTTGGCTATTTTTAACATCTGTTCACCAATGATGCAACGTGCAATAGCTTGGCATACGTTCTCGATAACCTTACCGCCGTAGATTCTAGTCCTACCACGTCTAGTCTTGTACGAGTACTCCACACCCTTGTCGCTTGGTTCACCCTTTAGATCGTCATACCTTAACAACAAACCAGAAGGTAACTTAAGTGCTGACTCTTCCGCCACTACGTCAATAATGCCTTTGCGTCCAAAAGGTACAGCGTCACCATTAGCTAGGTACTGCACCATGTCGTTAGCGTCACGCCATACCTGAGCTATGTTGGAATTGGTGCGTCGGTAAATATCTATTACACGTCGCGCTTCGTCTAAGTCCATATCAAACCCAAAGGTTTTCAACTGCTCTTTAAAGCGCACTGCACCCATACCGTAACCTGCGCCGAGAATGGTTGTCTTACCAACGAATCGTTGATCTTTTGTTACCTCATCCTCAGAGCATCCGTAGATAGCCGACGCCATCTTCTTGTAAACATCTTTACCTTCGGTAAATGCTTGCACCAAGTCATCCTGCCCTGCGAACCACGCCAGTACACGCGCCTCTATCTGGGCAGAATCGGCATCTATTAACGAGTACCCATCGGGGGCTAAGATACTTTGCTTTAACTTCTTACCATTTGGTCCACGACTAGGTAAGTTCTGCATGTTGATCTTGTCATCACCACCCCAACGCCCAGTGTGTGCTGCGTAGTAGCGTACTGGCACAGGTAAAGTTCCACGCTTCGCAATGTCGATAAACCTTTGCGTTCGTGTTTCTTCTAGTGTGCTTTTAGTACCCAGTCTTGCTGCAACTATGGCTTGCACCCTGTCATCTTCGTGATCTAACAGTGCTTTAAACGCTTCATCTGACTTAGCGAATGCGAATGTTTCTTTACCTGTTGTTAAGCTAATCTTTGTCGGGGGCACTACACCAAACGACTTAAGTAACTCAGCAAACTTAGGGTTAGACATTAACTCTTCTTTAGTTACATTCGCACTCTCAAGCAACTCGTCCTTGCGTATCTTTATATCCTCAAGGTGCTGCTCAAGCATACCCAAGTCCAACTCCAACGTAGGTTCAACAAACATACGCAGGGTTGTATCTATGAGCCGTAGCTCAGTCTTGGGGAAGCCTTTACCTAAGAAGATATTAAATAGCTTGTACGTTAGCTCTACATCATTAACGCAGTAATCACCATACCGATCTAGTTCTTCTGGTGAGAAATCACTGAGTCTTTTTCCGAGTGCGTTGACGACTTCCGTTCCTTTAGCGCCAATAGCGTACCTTTCAGATAGTGCTTTGAGTGAGCCGCCAACTTCCACCCCATGTAAAGCGCGGGCGATACAAAGAGTATCGGTATACACGCGAGGATGAATATCAAACTGCCAACTAAGGATAGCACCGTCAAACATAGTATTATGAGCAAGTACCATAGAGTTTGCCCAGTCGAAAGTTTGTAAATATTCTTTGATTTCTGCATGAGTCCCACTCGCCCATTCGGTTGCACCATTGTTTACCTTTACGCCTACGCCAATGACTTCAAATCGTCGGTCGCGAACATACTCTTCTGTTGTTAACTTAGATAATGAGAAGTCTTTGTCGTAGTAGGTTTCAAAATCTACTGTGATTAAATCCATAGCATTAACCAATCCCGAAGATTCGACGCCAAATGCTAACTTTAGGTTTCTCAACTACCGTAGGTTCTACTGGTGCAGGTTTACGCTTTACCTTTTTACGGGTCTTTGCTTCCGCTACCCCCTTAAGAATTTTATACGCGTAGCTGTAAGTAACTCCTGTTGCTTTAACAACCTGTGCAGGTGTCGCTTCAGGGTTCTTTGTTAAATATGAAATAACTTTTTCTTTTTTGATAGGTTGTTTAGCCATTGTGTTCTCCTTAGAAATAGCCGTTGTCTTTGTCTACTAGGTGTTTTTGGTTTTCCAACTTACGCACACGCCACCTAGCGTAACGCGCTGCAAGTTTAAAGATTAGTCTTTGTGGTGAGTACTTAGGGGCTAGCATATGTGCGCTCGCACAAGTAGCTGCTACCATGTTCCAATCGTCTGCTGTTTTTGTTGCCATATTAAAACTTCGGTTCGTAAAACTTGCCTTCTGCAACTAACGCTTTAACACGCTCGTACTCTTTCTCGTACATAACGGCTAACGGGTCATCGTTGAAGTCAGCTTCAATAAATAAGTTA